CACCAAAACAGTTCCGTCCGCATCGGTAATGGTCAAGGTCCCCGCCGTCTTGGCAAGAAAGCCGCCGACTTGGCCACCTTTGATCTCATAGCTGGTATTCGCAGCCATCGGTTGAGGGCGGTATCTTTCTCTTACAGCGGTCATTTTTGGTATCCTTGGTTAAAAAGGCCCCGCCTCGTGCGGGAACAACGAGACGGGGCCTGTCAACATTCGCCCGGAGAACTAGGCGAACCGCAGCCCTTAGCTGCCGTTGACCCGGCAAAGCCGCGTGCGATCCCGCACGTTGGCATTCAGCGCCACGTCGAACCGGACGCCGTGGGCGCCAGTGTCGAAGTCGCTGTGCTGCCACATACGAACCGAGATCGGCACCTTCTTGAGCTTGCGGCGCATGGACGTATCCGAAGCGGGCAGGATCAGCGGCACGGTGTTGACAACAATCGCCGGCTTCTGGATCAGCAAGCGCGGAGCCAAGTTGGCACTCGCCGCACCCAGGAAGGTGATATCGGCGTTGTCAGCCGGCGCGGCGTCCACGGTCGCGTGCGCGGTGTTGATGTTGACGTTATCACCAGCGCCCGAACCCGGAACGATGATCGCCGGGAAGATCGTCAGTGCCACAGCGCCAGCCACGGCCGTTGCGTCCGCAACAACGGTGAACTGCTGCAAACGGGCGGGCGAAACGCGAGCCTGCTTGCGGTTGTCGTAGGCATAGCCCCCGGCGATGGTGAAGACTTCGCCCGCCTTGAAAGTCGCCGCAGCCGTGGTGGCGTCGGTGATATTCAGGGTTTGGGTCATGCGCCGCCCGTTGACGGTGCCGGCCTTCGCCACATCGGCGTAGTTGACGTTCTGGTTCGCCCCGTCAACTTCCATCACGTTCGCGCCGGTCCCGGTACGGGTGCCCGTGGTGAGGACCGGAAGCTGATTGGTGAACATCGAACGGATACCGTTCAGTTCGCCCGAGAAGCCCTTGCGGAAAGTCGCGGTCGAGAACTGATCCGGCCCCGGCAGCTTCACCACCTGGTCGCCGAGCTTCATTTCGTCGGTGTGGTTCATGATGTAGGAAAGTTCGGAATCATCGACCCCGTTTTCCTTGAGCCGGGCATAGGCCGCAGCCGCGTCCAGCCATTCGTCAATCGACGTGCTGCCGTCGCCGACCCAATCGGCCGAGGCCAGGGTAGCGATTTGCAGGATATAGGCGTCGATCTTTTCCGCCATGCTGGTGGCGGCGCCGAGCAGTGCCTTGCTTTCGCGGGCATCGCCGATGGACTTGATCTTGACGAAATCGCCCCAGCCCATGTTCGCGTTGAACGTGCCGGTGACTTCGAACAGTTCCGACCCGAACACGGTCCCATCGGTGCCGCCCGAGAGATCCTTCACGCCGTTTTCGGTGCGGGTGACGGTGTAGCGCGGAGTGGTCTGTTCGAGGACCTGCAAGCCGTTGCGGTCGTCCATTTCGCCATCGTATTCGTTCCACGAAACGGCGTCGGCGGTCACGAGGTTGTTCTGCAACACCATCGCAAACGAGTTCAGAACGAGCTTCTGCTGTTCGGTAGTTACTGCACCCATCGGAGTGTCCCTTTCCTTGAAATGCGGATCGGAACACTCCGATGCCGCGAATTAACGATAACCCTTTTTCGCGTCGTTCGCCCAAGCCTTTTCGAAATCATCGAGATTGTCGGTGGCCGGGCTGATACTGGTGCGGGAGTTCGCTCCACGCGCCGGATTGCGGGGCGGGTCGCCGGCCTGGGGAACGCGCCGGCCAGCCTTGGCCTTGGCGATCTCCGCGTCACGCGCCTGCACGAACTTCAACTGTTGATAGGGAGAAAGGTTGGCTACGCGCTTCGCTTCCGCCTTATTCTGTGAGAGATCGTAGAGGATCTGCGCGCCGTGCTCGGCTTCATGCGCCGCCTCGAAGGTTGCTTGGGACAGAACCCAATCGCCTCGCATACCGGCTTCAACAACGCTTTCCTGGAAATCGTCGAAAAGTTCGATGCCTTTGGTCGCGAGATCATCAACCTTTACGAGAATTTCTTGCTGCTGCCGTTCGACCGCTTGAGCATTCTCGTGTTCCTGCTGACGTTGCAGGACCGCATCGGCTCTCTCGGCGGCCTTTTTCTCGGCCAACCATTCAAGCTTATCCTCGATATAACGGTCGTCGAGGTGCCCGAGGGGATACTTGTCGGTGTCGGTGGGATCCGGCTCCGGTGTTTCCACAGGCTGATTACCACCGCGATTTTCGCCTTGCAAGCCCCTTTCGAGATTTTCCAGGCGGGCGAGCAATTCCGAGTTGCCGCGCCCTTCAAGCTGGCGCTGCAATTCCCGGTTGCGGCGCGTCAGTTCGCGAATTCGATCACTCGGTTTGCGGCGCTGGCGCTGCTGATCGTCGTCACCTTCACCGTCCTGGTCGTCACCGTTCTGATCGTCGGCCGCGCCGCGATCATCGTTCTGATCGTCGTCACCCTGATCATCGCCCTGGTCGTCGGCCGCAGGGGCTTCCTTCATCTTCGGGGGACCACGGCGCTTGGCCGGCTGGTCTTCCTTCGCGGCTGCAACTTCGCTACCAACTTCAACATCGCCCGAGGCCATGAAATCGTCGAATTCAGCGGTGCTTTCGTTTCCCGACTTACTCATCTTCCTGTTCTCCATTTTCCGGGGTTTCGGTAGCTGCCTTGCGCTCGTCGAAGTCCCGATCTTCGCCGACAGGGTTGTTGTGCTGGTCAAGTACGTCCATGGTCTGACGGAATTCCTGATCATCCATAGCTGCGTTGCGTTCCTCGTTTTTGCCTGCCACGTCAGCGGCACGGCTACGAGCATCAAGAATTGCCTTGTAGGCTTGGGCCTGTGCCAGATTTGCGCGAGCTTCGTCGGCCGAAGCCTTGGCCTGCTTGGCGGCAAGGTCGGCTTCGGCTTGGGCCTGTGCAAGCTGCGCCTGTGCGGCCTGCAACTCTTGGTTCTGCTGCTGCGCCTGCCGCATTTCCGGCGTAAGCTCGTCTTCGGGGATCGTTCCAGCCGGGAGCAACGCCTTAAACCGCTGCGCAAACTCGCCGCTACGCGGCCAATCCTGTGCTTCGGCCACGAGATCCATCACGACGCCCGCAGCCTGCGGCATTGCGTTGACGAACGCCATCATCTGTTCGGCCGCAAGTGCTCGTTTGGTTTCGCTGGCCGGACCGACCGAAACCGTGACGCCGTATTTACCCATCGTCACATCCGAATTCGGATCACTTGGGTCGTTGATCACCTTCATAAGCCGCTTGTCGTCGCGGCCAATCACCGTGACAATCCGCTTGGTGTCATAAATGTAGGGGATCAGTTCGTTGATATTTTTCGCGCAACGCTCGTCGGCAATCCGGCGCCGGTCAACGTAGATATACGTCCCCACGTCCGAAACCATCTGGCGCTGCTGAATTGCGACCTTCGACACCTCGTTACTCGGCATCCCGAGCGCGGCTTCGTGGAGATTCGAGATATCCTTGAGGTCTTGGGTCGCCATACCGGCTTCGTTGACCAAGGCCGCGTCGATGCCAGGGGGCGGGACGTGAACGGGCGCGCTTTCGCCATCGTTGAAATACAGGAATGGGTCGTCACTGGACGGCGCTCGCCGCCACTTGGCTTCGTGCCCCTTGACCGCTTCCGGCGTCGTGAGCCACTTGTTCCGGGGCGCCGCCACAAGCTGTTCGGCCACGGTCGAGCGCCAATAGTTGTGCAGCCGTTGCGGGTCCTTGAGGAACCGAATCAAGCCCCAACGGTGGACCTTTTCGCCATCGTTGATTTCCCATCCCGGCACCCGATAGATCGGGATCGAGGAAATCGGATAATCGTAGGGACCTTCGAGAATTGCATTGCCGCTGCAAACGTAGAGGCGAGCAATCCGGTTCGGAACTTCCCGAATGTAGGGCGAACCATCCGAGCGCGTTTCGACGAAATTGATATATTCGAATTCTTCCTTGTCGGTCACATCATGCACGGTGCCGTCAAGGTAGAGCGCGAGAACTTTGGTGCCTTCCGTGACCATTCGCCAATACGAGACGATCCGAACGCAATCCTCTTGCAGCCAATAGCCGCTGTTGTTCCATTTCTTTTCGTCCAGGAACCCGACTTCCGCAGCCCAAGGCCAGCGCTGCTTGAATTCCTGCTGCGGGAGATCATCACCAACAAATCCCCATTGGGCATCGCCGCCCGAGGGTTCGATTGCAAGAGGATCTAGCACCACCGCGTAAGGGTCGGTAACGGCCGAAAGCTTGATTTCTTGCTCGAAAACATCGTCGTTCGCGTAATCGAGTGAGAGCGTGAAATAGCCTTCGCCGCCGACGCACTGGTATTTCGCGGCTTCATCGCGGGCGAAATCGGCATGTGAATTCTTGAAAATCGAGCGGATAAGCCCTTCGCGGACTTCCGCGATTTCCTTGGTGCCTGCCTTGTCAGGATGGACCCGAATTTCCGTCTCGTTCATGAGACGGTTGCCGACAATCTGCGCAACGAAGGCGATCAGTCGGTTGAACGTGAGGATGGGTTTGTTGGCGGCTTTTCGGCGCGCTTCCACCACTGGATCCCACTGATTGCCGACCGCGAATTTTGCGTCGTCCTTGCCGGCGATGATGTTGTGCTCGTTGAAGCCGTAGCCCCATTCGTATTTCGAGCGCATGTCTTCGAGGAAAGCGCTTTCGCTATCGAAACCACTTGGTGTTTTGGTCCGAGTGCGCGGAAGCTCGCGGTCTTCCCTCGCCAAGTTGTCACGAATTCCAGCCATCGCCCATGCTCCTGTTACGCCATCCAGCCGTAAGACCCGTCAGCCTCGTAGAAACCATCGTGGCCGCCCACACCTGGGGCATGGATGTGCCGCAATTGCGGAGTTGCCCCGGCCCCGAACCCTTTTGGTTTTTCCGGCGTGCTCCAAGTATCAAAGAATTCCTTGGTTGCAAAGGTCAATACGCAGGCGTCCGAAAGGTCCGAGGATCGTAGTCCGCGAGCCTTCATGTCTGACTTGCTTTCCAGCAACCAATCATTATTTCCCCGCCACTTCTGCTTGGGGCCGCTAATATCCGATGCAAGATCGTCGTCGTCGGGGATCGCACCACCT